ATTGCTAATGTTTTCATTTTAAGTTTCCTTTAAGTTAATGAAGTAGATTTTATAGTCTACATATATATAACGCGGTAGCCAACTGTTTCGTTGACATAAATACATTATGTTATATATATCTTATCAGGGAATCTTTGACGGAAAAAACTATGAAGATGCCAATACTCCCGACCAAATAGGAAGATCATTTAATAGTGGTTTCTCTTGTATGGTTGATGTTTGGCGAATAGATGATACATTGTGTGTTGGACCAGAAGCTGCACCTATCCCAGTTACTGACAAATATCTGCAGGGTAATCGTTTTTGGATTAAATGCGGAAATCAAGAAACATATGATTGGTTTACTACACAATCATTAAGACAATATCCAAACTACTTCTATCAACCTAATAGTATGGTCAATGCATTAACTAGTAGCAATAAGTTATGGACACCCGGTACAGTGCCAGTTAATGATACTAGTATCATTGCGCTTCCTGAAATTAAGGACCGCGGATTACTTAGTACAGTACATTTAAGATGCTACGGAATATGTAGCACCTATTTGAATTTCATTAAACGTATGCGTAATGAGGGTCAGTGGTATTAACCACCCCTACCCGTTCTACGTACAACACTTGAACCACCAAATCCTTTACTAGGCTTAGGGGCTTTTTGTTCTGTTTTCTTTCCATTAATCATTGGTGTATTTTTCTTTTTAGCTTCGTTAGCTAAATTAATAAATGGATTTGGGTTTTTCTTTTCTGTCATTTTTTTACCTTTATACTATCTAAATATTCGTTTACATTTCCATACAGACTTATCATCATGGCAATTTTACTGTCATAAAATCGTATGTAGGGAAAACTTTTCTTTCCGTCTTTATTTACCCCCATGAAATAGGGGCATTTGATTTTTTTATTAAGTTCTAGTATGTAAGCATGATACTGCGTTTCAGGCTGTATTTTAAGTTCGTACTGATAGAATTCTATTTCAGCCGTTCTAAATGCTAAATCACCTACATCAGTCAAACGTAGTCCGTCTTGGCGCCCAGTCATCCACCACTTAAAAAGTAGTTTATCTACCGAGCTGTTTTTTTCTTGGAGTAATGAATCAGGAAGTTGAGCCAATACAACTTCTGTTATAGTTTCTTTAAGTGTCTTACGCTTACTCATCTGGGTAGACAACTCTACCGGAATTCATAAACACTACGGTAAACTTATCTGTTTTGAATTGTACATTCAATTTACGACATAGATTACGTGCATGTCCTGGGTTACTAAAGCTAGTTTTTTTATACTTAGGTGTTGCTTCGTTATCTAAGTAATGTTGGCTTTTTAGATTGATAGGTTGGCCGTCATAAAACACAGCCCATATTCCCGCGGCTTCTACAATTTGGTCACATTTGTATGTTACTTTATCTACTAATTCAAGTAATATTTTAGGTTGTGTTCTACTCATTAAAATCTACCACCATTCATCTCTACTTGAAATACTGGTTCTACTTTGGTTGTATTTTGTAACAATTCATAGTTATCTGCAAGTAGTTTAGTTAACTCATCACGCAATCCGCGGGCCTCACCTATAGGAATAACCACATCTCTACCCTGTTTGCCTTCAATCAGGGTTATTTTGTCCACAAATCGCTTAATATGTATCATTAGTTATTTATCATGCTTTTTGCTTCATCTTCTGTTTTAAACGGACCTTGATATGGGTAACGCTCAATAAAGATATATTTAGGACAAAAAACTGTTGTTTTTTCACTTCCTTGTTGTATTACAAACCATCCTGCGGCATGATAGCATTTACTTTTAATACCTGTCGTAAACAAATGTAATTTACGTTTGATATCTAACATGCTATTGAACACTGTGCCTGTCGTGGGATATACCTTAAAGGGTAAATCGTGTTTAGTTTTATCTGCTTTTTGTACAGTTTCAAACTCAATATTTGTCTTACGTTTAATAGCCGTAGTGTTTTTATAATGGCTTTTATTACCGTTCAATTTAACTTCAAAGCCAGATCCATCGGCTAATACATTGCCGACTTTTTCTTTGCCATCTGTAACAATCCAAAATTGATTTTTAACTACGGGTTTTGCAATTAGTGTTTTAGTCATTTTTATTCCTCTGTGTAAGTATAACATTATTAAATGTATTTGTCAATCTTTGTACCCAAACTATATAGATATTGGTACTCCTGATATTCTCTTGTAAGTTTTAACGATTCATATCGTTTAACTTCCTGTATGCTTTCTAAAAACAGTCTATTTTGATCCAAACGTTTGTCTGATTGTATACTTAATATTTTATCTTTTTCCCGATTATCATCCCTTTTAATATCATTTTTCTTTGTTGTTTCAATGATATCTTTTAGCATATTATACCGTAAGGTATAATTAAGTAAGGGAGTGGGTGCGGATACGTTGCTCACGTGAATAACCTTATATCTTTGTGTTTAACAGTTAAAACGTTATATACTACATTTTTGTATTTGATGGGCAAATCTAAATGTACACTAATTCTTGGACCTTCAATCTCATTAATTAATGTGTCATTACCCACCGTGCCAACAAAAGGAATCTTATTCCATTTACCTATAACACGGTCACCGATACTATATTTACCCGAGTATCTATTTGCTTTAAAATATTCTGCTAGTGTTGGCATTATAACATAAACTGTTTTAGTACACTATATGCTAAAGACAAATCCTCTACTAGTGGTTCATCTAGCATTTTACGATATTCTACAATAATTTCCATAGCATATGCTTGATCCTCATCATCTAATGTATTCCACCACTCATATAATTCATCTGGTGTTTTGTTTAAAATATATTGTAAATTTTTATAATCTCTTGTCATTATTCAACTCCAAAATGTTGTTTAATTAAATCCGAAGCAAGGAATGGTTCCGCAGTATCAGCAATATCAGCACATTTCCGAACAATCAATTCGGCGAATTTTTCTGAATTATCAACGTTCATCCATTTACCACTTACGTCGGTCCCTACTTGTTCAATCAATTCTTTAATTCGTTCACTCATACTAAACTTCCTTTATAAGGCGCATTCAACCATTTTGCATAATCTGCATTTTCTGAAATCTTTGTAAGTTCATACCGGCCGCAGAATTTCATAAAGTGAATTCCTACTTGAGGTGTAACTGTTATACGCACACCCGCACGAATGTTTTCATCTACTGATTTTTTAACTTCATCCGGCTGACAGGTAAGATCAATCAGTACACGATTTCTCTCATAATCATCACGCACCCTATGTTCTACTTGATTATGGTCCAACCAGCGTTGAAGTTGTAGATTGTTCCACAAAAATCCTTTTTTTTCTCTATCAGCATAAGCCTCAATCAATCCAACTTTATTCTTACTACCTTTAGTACGCACCCCGGGATAAGCACTGAACACGTTGTCTGTAGAATCTCCACGCATACATTTTTCAAACAAAATAAATTGTGGGTCACCTAACAGTTTTGGTTCTCCTGTTTTCTTATCTTTGACAATACGACCTTTGTCATCAAAATAACCCTCAAGTGTAATTAATTGATTAGTAATACCATTATAAATTTTGTTTTTTTCAGAAATTAATTGTATAAAATCTGTATCGCTTGAAATTATAAAATTTTCATCTTCTGGATGGAGTGCCACCCAACGTGCAATTAAATCATCAGCTTCTGCATTAGGATCACGAAGGACACTTACGTTAGTCCGCTCACGCAAAAAAGTTGTAAACTTCTCATACGTTTGCCAAAAAAGGTCGTTTTCTTCTTTCTCTGCTTGAGTTTGTGATTGTGCATCTACAATCCTATTCTTTTTATAGGGCTCATAATAGGCCTTCCTCCACGATTTTCCCTCCAAGCAGAAGACCACGTGATCAATTCCAAATTTTCTAACAATTTGATTACATGATGCTAATGTAAGATGTAAGGCCATTGCTACCTTCTCCTCTGGATCACTGTTGCGAGAAGCAACATGCCGTGCCCTGAAGAAAAGATTTGCGGTATCCATAAGTGCGTATTTCATTTTTTGTATTTAAGTTGAGTGATATGTGTAGATTATACACATATCACTAATTGTTGTCAAGTTAGATATCTTCCAAATATTTATCAGGGAAGTTATTGATACCTTCCAATAAAGATTTGATGTTATATCTTGTAATGGGCAAGAACTGTTGTTTCAACCGTTTAATCTTCAGCGGGTGACTTCTGATACGGTCCTCTACAATATCCTTAACGTATTCAAAATTTACCTCTGTATATTTTGGGTCAACATACTCACTTGGTTTATGACTTCCGTGAGGGTTTTCTAAAAAAGGAAACAACTGACGAAAAAGGTAGCTTTCACAATTTCTTACATGCTCCTCATAACCTTCAACAGCAAAATAACAATGATGCATATACGCTTCATTATTCCCTTTAGTGTAAGAAGTAATACGTGATTTAAGATTATTAGATATACCGGGTTTAACCTTGCCGTATATCTCAGCAATATACAATGCCATACTTATCATTTGAACAACTCCTTCTTAGCAGGTGTCAACTGATTGAACATTTGAGTTCTATTCTCACAATAACGTGTTGTCAGACTCTTTGGCACAAACTGATATGTTCCACCTGCTTTTTGATATAGTTGCAACAACAATACCAATGACGCATCACGGGGGCATCCTGAAGGTGCATCCCCAAATGCCTTTATATAATATAAAGGGTATACTTGCTGTGTTAGATTCTTAAACTCAGCCCAACCCCCGGCTACTTCTTTTACTAAAGCATTCAAATCACGCATAAATTCTTTAAATTCGGGAGCATTAAAATCTGCACCTTCTTTAATAAGTTTCTTACGCAACTCCTGAAACGGAAGCATTTCAATAGAATCAAGAGGTTCTTGAGGCCAGTAAGTATAATGATTCTCACCAAAGAAATTGATATCTTCAACATCTAGCTTTTTGATTAAGTTAGAGTGAACAACAGCACCGGCTTTAAATCTATCAGGACTTTCTGGGTGTACCGGTGTCAAATTATATTTGACAAAAGCATTTTGCTTTCGGTGTGCCATAACATATTTTTCTTGACTACTATTGTCTAAGAGACTACCAAACACATGAATCTTGTGTGTGTCAAAAGGAATAATTGGCAGTTTATCATCACCGTTAATACCCAAGAAGTGTTCACGTGCAAAACTAAAGTCATTAGTTTCAACGACTTGGCAATTAACAGTTACATTCATCCAATCATTCTTATCAACATCATCAAACAAACCTAACATTGCACGAATAGCAATTGCTAATACTGTATGTTGACCATCTGTGATGTAGTAAGTATTTGTACCTGGCAAACGAATTACGTTAACTGTGGCAGGCCTGCGAGAATCCCATGTAGTGACGATTCTAAACAAATGATCCCAATCAATCTTTCGTTGAACCGCTAGTGCAGTGAAAAGGTATAGAATTGGAATTTGTTCTAGTCTGGGCATTTGACTATATTTCTGAGGCTTTCCCTTGCACTCATCTTTGTAGTCATCGGTCTTTAAGATATCCTTCAGTTGTTTGAAGAAATCACTTTTCTTAAAAGTATCTACTAGATTAGTAATACTGTTTTGCTCAATGTAACCGGGTTTCTGATCCAATTCATTTTTTGGAAGATCCTTTTTAGTTACTGATTTTGAGTTTGATACCCATGCGAATTTAAAAGTTTTAGATTTTGACATTGTTTCTCCTTTGTGTTAAATGTCTGTGCAACGAATATTATTCAGCGCACAGTTGTATTATACACGGGATTCTATTAAATGTCAACCTTTTGAGTAAATTAGCTAACTTCTGTGCGCCCGTTTCCTAAATCCTTTGTACGGATTACCCTTGCGTCACGGTTCTCAGGATCAGCAACCTGCTGTTCATACATTTCCAAAGCTATATTCCTGCAGACTGTTTGAAACCACCTATCTACTATGATAACATCTGTATCATCATCTCGTTGTTTATAACCTGCTTTAATAAGATTTAACACAAACTTATCATTGTAATCTAAGTCAAATGAACCATCATTGATATTTTGAGGGTTGATTTCTACTTTATTAATAGCTACGTATGGTTCACTAGCGGCAGTAGCTTTTTCTTTTGCAGTAAGCTCCGGTGTAAGGGGTTTCTGTTGTTTAGGCTTCGGCTCTTTTTTAACAACAGGTTCAACCTCTTGTTTTTTAAATAAGTTTTTTAATTTGTCAAACATTTGTATCTTTCGTATAGTTTAAAGCTGGCAAGATTCTTTGCCTTTGATTCACACATCATATCAAAGTTATCTAAGAATGTCAATGCCCAATCGTTCACCGCATCGTTCCAATAGTAATCACTATGTGCCCGAAGTTTTTGTTTACTATGACCTGCTTCAATCAACGCACCATGAGAGGGTAACTGTGATCCGGGATGTCCGACAAGTATATCTTCACGGCTGACGGAGTAATGTAAAGTAGGCCTAACACCGCGCCAACTATCAATGACCATCTTAACAAGGTCATCAGTAGGTTGAATATATTCACCCTCTCGGATCCAATTGTGATGTATGTCCATGACCGTAGGTACGAGGTCAGATAATGATAAGCAGTCTTTAAGTCCATGTGTGTATTCCTCATTTTCTAGTGTTAGTGTGTTTCTCGCTTCTGGCGACAATCTATTGTACACATCTCTAATGCCTTGTGGGCCTCTACGTCCAGAGATATGTACATTTACTTTGAAGTCTTGAAATGTCTTCCCATAGCCCATAAAACGAACCATGTCACAATGATATTCAAATTCTTCTATACTCTTATTTACTACCTCGTCACGGTCGCTCGCTAAAACTACAAATTGATCCGGATGAAATGATAGACGAACATCATTAGCACGTGCTGTTTCACCAATGGGTGCCATCCAACGTTCTAAACTATTCTGTACATCTGCACTATGCCAAAATTCTTTGTACCCATCCATAGTGTAGAAACTGAACATATCGCTAGTAAGACGAACCATACGCAATCCGGGTTCCAATGTGGCAACACGCTTAACAAGTGCGTGAGTGTTCATAATGTTACGTTTAGCAACATCCATAATCTTTTCTTCTACAACATCACGCTTATTACGCTTTGCCCACGCTTGTGTAGTTCCACCTGTGTTAAGGCCTTCTGCTGAAACAATCTCACCTTTGTGATTGATTTCTGCCCACTTACAAGCAAAGCCGATGCGTTTGATAGATTGATTTGTCAAAGTAATAGTCCAAAGTGATAAATAATATATACAGTGTAGCATACCTACGCAATAAAGTCAACTATTTACGGATAACAATATGAGATTTAACGAAATTATATCAGAGAGTTCAGGAACCAGACTGAAAGACATAGCAAAAATTGCTACTAATATGCAGGATGCTGACTTTTGGTTAATACGTAAGGGTAGCGATAAGACAGTAGGTAAGCCTGTTAAAGAGTTTGATCCTTCAAGGATTGGCATTAAAGTTGTAAAAACTGATGTTCTTGATCCAAACTATCTTTATTATGCAATGATGAATTTACATAACCAGGGACATTTTGCTCGTCTAGCAAATGGAACAACTAATTTAGTTAATATTACTGTAAATGACATTGCTAATATTCCACTAGGTCAACAAGATGTGGCAGAGGGTGAGAATTGGGCAAAACATAATAACAAACGTGTAGGTGGCATGAGTAAAAAATCTGTAAAGAGTTATCGCCGTAGCCATCCTGGTAGTAAAATTCAAACAGCAGTAACTACTAAACCTAGTAAACTTAAAAAGGGCAGTAAAGCCGCTAAACGCCGTAAATCATTCTGTGCTAGAATGAAGGGTATGAAGAAAAGCAGAACAAGTGCTAAGACAGCGAGAGATCCAAATAGTAACATTAACAAGAGTTTGCGTAGATGGAATTGTGAATCTATTGAGCAGATGGAAGAATTAGTAATGCTTGCCGAACAAATGGTAGCAAAGGCTAGAAAAGAAATACTATGAACTTTACAGAATTATTTGAGGGTGCAACACCCAAATTACCGGGTGCTGTAGGTGGCATTAAAGTTATGAGCATGGATCAATTCCTTGCTCAATCGGGTGATGAACCGGAAGAAAAAATAGATGAAATGTCTTCCGAAGAATTAGATAACATGTCCCCTGAAGAATTAGTTCGTTTTACTAATAATGCTAGAAATAATAAACTTAAAAATGTAGATCCTAATGCAATTGATCAGGCTTATGGTAAAAGTATTTCTATAATGTTTCCTGATAGTGATAAGCGTGATAAACAATCTACAAATCATAAACAGCAAAATGTAAACGAAGGCATTATAGGTGATGTATATAATAAATTAAAATCAATGGTGCTAAAAGTGTTGGGTAAGAAAATGGTCAAAAATCCAACTGACCAAATTTCCTTTCAGCGTATGATGAGTAGAGTTACTGGCCCACTTGATACCACTCAATATTCAAAATTATGGCAAGACTATAAAAATGACAAACACTACTATGTTAGGTTACCTACGCTTCAGGATATGAACAACAGCGAACATATGTATTTGTGGTCTAATAGTCTATCACAATACGTAATGGATAAATTTCCAAACGCTTCAACTGAAGCATTACTACAAGCTGTAGAAGGATTAACGCAGTTAGCAGTGAAAGACTTTAAACAAAGTTATCGTGATTTAGATGAAGCAACCAAACTGCCAGCACAAACACGTGAACTAAAAGGTCAAGAACTAGACGATTACTTAGATAGAATTCGTAATCGTGAAAAGGGTAAAACAGACAAATATAAACTACCCTACATCCATCGCTCAAGTGTAGTCAAATACTACAATGAAGAAGGTAAACGCTACGATACAGATCAAATCAAAACAGCATTAGGTGTCCGTCCAAAGAAACTTCTTAAACAAAATGAGAAGATGAAACATAGCAATGGTGAACTAGAACAATTCTATAACATTGGTTTTGCCGCACTAGTTGGTATAGCATTAGATGAAGGTACAAATGAACTAATAGTAGTTAATACATGTCCGGGTGCTGGTTCATGTAAAGTAGATTGTTTTGCTATGAAGGGCGGTAAGGTTCAATTTGAAGGTCCTTGGTTAAGTGATGGAAGAATACTTACTTTCTTATTAAATGATCCAGATGGTTTCTTTAATCAACTAAGTGCAGAAATTACTAAAGAAGAAAAATCAGCACAAAAAGGTGGCTACAATTTAACTATTCGCTGGCATGATGCTGGTGATTTCTTTAGCCCAGAATATATGGACCTAGCATTTAAGTTGGCATCTAATCATCCTGATGTTAAATTCTATGCTTATACAAAGATAGCTGATGCGGCATTAGGTCAAAAGCCAAGTAACTTTATTGTTAATTGGAGTGAAGGTGCAAGTACTAGCCAAGAAAAACAAGTTAAACAACAAGACCCGCAATTAGATGTAACTAAGAATAGTCGCATCGTTCCTAGTAAGTTATTCTATGACTTATTGAAGAAGGATAAAGATGGTAAGTTAGATAAGACTGCTGATGGTGCTTGGCAACCACGTGATGCTGCCGCACTAGAAGAATTAAAAGATAGATTAGCACAACAATATAATCTAAAACGTGATACTATCATTGATTACAATGAGATGATGGCTACTCCGCAGAAGAATAACATTAAGAAATGGAATGTTATTATTGCTCCGGGTGAAGGAGATATCAGTGCTAATAGACAAGATGTATTGTCAACCTTATTATTGAAACACTAATGAGAGCAAGTGAATTTATAACTGAAGCACATCATAGTATAATGAAAACTATGACTATAGGATCATGGCGTGTACTTATTGACTCACACGCAGTAGTAAGTATGACTGCTAGAAATGTATCACCTATAACTTTTAGTAATATTATAACTTATGCTTCTATTTATCCTGACGTAGCAGCCACAATACCAATTGGTAAGGGTGCCTATGTTCAAGATACTAATACTCTGGTTAGTGTGTACATTCATAGATTAAGTCAAAATGAAATAAGGGTGGAAACAGTATTAGGTCCTGACATGAAACCCAAACCTCCGCTGTTTCGCAGACCAGTACCAAATACTAATAATGTAAAAATTGATCCAAAATTTTTAAATGGTCAAAATAAATTAGCTCAAGATATTCAAAAATACGGACGTGACGATATTAGTAAAAGAATATCAGCGGTTGCTCCTATATTAAATTTAAATAGAGCAGATTACCGTAAGTTTCAACGGTTGATGAAAAGAAAAAACAAAAAATGAGAGCAAGTGAATTTATTGATGAGGATATTAGTCGTAGGGACCTGCTTAAAGGTGTAGCAGGCGCTGCCGCATTAGGTGCTACTGGATTAGCTAAAGCAGGTCAATATCAACCCTATGATGAACTTATAAAAGATAAAGAAGCTTTGGTGAACGTATGGGGTCCTAGACTAGAACAATTACAACAACGTGCTAATACTATGCTTAACAGATTAGCAAGAACAGCGGGCCCTGCTTGGGCAAAACAATTAGCAGGAACACAACTTGTTGTGCAGTCAAATGAAAGCTATGTGCAAGCCAACGCAGGCAATAAAACTATAAGTATGGATATTACTGTGTTCTGGGACGCACCTGATGAGATACTAGCATTTGCTATAGCACACGAATTGGGACATATTGCTCTAGGACACATTGATGATGTTACTCCGGCGCAATCTCGTAAAGAAGAAATAGATGCTGATGATTTTGCTGTTAAATTGTGCAAGGCCTTAGGGTACAATAAGTCCGGACTATTTAAGTTTATGCATAGTAAAAAAGAAATGTATGCCTACTACAATCTTATAGCAAGTCAACCCAATAGCACACATCCTAATTATGACCAAAGGATAAAACGTGCTAAGAAACAAGGTTTTCAATTGTCAAAAGGTGGTGTTCAACAGTTGAATACTCTAATGACACATTTAGCATAACTAAATCTTCAATAACTGATCCATCGTATACAAATTACGCATATAGGGTGATACATTTTCTAGTACACTGCTAGCAATGTCACCCTTTCTTCTTGGACCGTATTTTATAGTAAAGTCAACGTTATTAACCTGTCGAAACTTCTCTACAATTTCTTTTACGGTATAACCTACACCGTGCCCCAAACATTCTAAACTATTGCTAGGCTTTTCAATTGCTTGTTTCAATGCGTCACATATTTCATTTACATGAACATAATCACGTACACATGTACCATCTTTGCTTACTGCGTGGTCATCACCATAGATAGT